CGCTGAACCTCTGGTACCTCGGTCATCCCGACCCGTCCCTCGGCCGTGCCCGTGAGGGTGTGACGCTGGCCCGCACGCTCGGCGAACCGTTCAACCTGTGACTCGCAACAGTATTCAACGCAACCAATCCGGTTGCTTGTGCCGCTCGCCGGCGTCGAGTAAGCGTCCCAGCGCCCCAGGGGCAGTAACCCGCCCCGCGTGACGACGAGGCGACAGTCCGCGCCGGGACCGTCGACAGTGATGGCGAGCCGGGCGAAGGCGAGGGATGACTGTCGACTCTGTCGGCAGCCGTCCGTCCTTCAAAACTCCCACGTCCTTCCTGAGTGGGGATACGGCCCGCTGTACGACAACAAGCATCGGATGATCGCCCTGCGGAGCGGCGGCTCCCAGCCCGCATCGGCGGACTACATGCAGAAGGGCATCCGTGAGCCGCTGCTCTGCACGCGGTGCGAGACCCACCTGAGCCGATACGAGAAGTACGCGCGTGACCTGCTCATGACTCCCGCGCGACTTGTACTGCCACCGCCTCACCGCCAAGTGGTGAACCGAGCGGACTACAAGCCCTTCAAGTTGTTCCAGCTCTCGCTGCTCTGGCGCGCGCACCTGTCGAAGCACCAGTTGTTCGCGGCGGTCGATCTCGGTCCCCGTCACGCCGAGCGCATACGGACGATGCTCGAGACCGAAAATCCAGGTACGGCGGCGGACTATCCGTGCTTCCTGTCCGTGCTCTACTTCGCGGGCGAACCGCGCGCCGACGTGATGCTGCAAGCCAATAGCAGGCGCACGGAGGGACAGCGCACGTATAGTCTGATCTTCGCCGGCTTCCATTGGATGTTCGTCGTATCGCGCCACACGCAGCATCACCGGATGGCATCGACACTGGCGCTCCAGCCGGACGGAGGGTTTCACTTGCACGGCTTCGAGGGAATGGACTCCAAGGGACTGCGAGACTACGCGCGCAGCCTCATGCTCCCGAACCGCCAGAACGTCGAACGGCTGCGGGGTAGGCCGTAGGCGCTCAGCGCCCTACGGCCTACGCAGTGCACCGCTCGACCCACTGATGCCCGCACGGGCAGAGCCGGTGATAGTGGTCGCCGCGCACCTCGGAACAGTCGCGGTCGAAGTGGACGCGGATCGGTCCACGCCCCCCGCACTGAGGGCACGGCCCTCGATGGCGATACGGCGGGAGGTCGGCCGGCTCGACGGGCGCGGTCGTCATGGGCGCGTAGCTTACCACGGACGATGGCTCCGCGGCCGAGCGGGCGTTGAGAACGGGTAAGAAATCATTTACGCGCGAACCAGATGTCCTACGTCGCACCCGCCGGGACCACGGCGCTGCGCTCCCCCGCTCCCAAGCGGCTCGCCCCTGCGCGCGGAGCGGACCACGCTCGGCACTGCCCCCGCTGTGGCACGCCGGTGGAGGCGACCGACGCCCTGCCCACGTCCGGCGGCGCCTGGGTACACCGGCACTGCTTTACGAGCTACGACGAGACCGGCAGACCGGCACGCGCCCGCGGCCGGACGAAAGGAGACCCCAACATGGCAGGCCCGTCCGTCACGGTCGATCGCGACCTCGACACCGACGAATACGTCAGGCGTTACTACCGCCCGGTCGCCACGCCGCCCGCCGAGCGCATCGAGCATCGCCACAGCGATTGCTGGGCGGACATCCCGACCCCGACCCTGATGCGGCACATGGTCGGCGGCTTATGCGCGCGGGCGTGGCCAGGCGCGTACCCGGTGACCAAAGAGAACCGGGCCTTCACCGACATGACGCTTCTCGAGCTGGCTCGCATCGTGCTCCGTCGTACCGGGCGCGTCACCGGTTCCACCGGGCGCGGTGCGGTCGCGGACGCGGCGCTCAAGGTGCGCGACTTCGAGGCCCTGCTCGACATCAACACGCGCCAGGGGCCGCAGAGCTATCTCGTGACGGACGACTTCGTGTCCGTGCTCCTGAACCTGGCCCGTGCCTCCCTGACGCAGGGCTACACGGTCGCCCCGCGCACGTTCACCAGCTGGGCACGGGAAATCGCGGTGCAGGACTTCCGCGAGCACCACCGAGTTTCGCTCGGCTTAGCGCCAAAGCTCGCGCTCGTTGAGCAACATGGCGAATACACGCGCGGCCAGCTACCGTCGCGCGACGAGATCCTTCAGTTGCAGACCTGGGGCAAGATCCTCGCGTTCACCCGCCAGGCGATGGTGAACGACGACCTGGGGGCACTGACCCGGCTTCCGCAGCTGTTCGGCAACTCCGCGGCCACGATGGAAGGGGACGTGGTCTACGGCGTGCTGACCGGCAACCCGATCATGTCGGACGGGAACGCGCTGTTCTCGGCCGCGCACGGGAACATCGGCACGCCGGCCGTCATCGACATCGCGTCCCTGAGTGAGGCGCGGCAGCTGCTCCGCATGCAGACCAGCCCCGACGGGCAGTACCTGAACTTGACACCGAGCTTCCTCGTCTGCGGCCCCGAGAAAGAAGTCGAAGCCCTCCAGCTCACCGCGAGCGTGGTCGTCCCCACCACGCTCGGCACGGCGATCCCGATTGCCCTCAAGAGCGTCGAGGTCGTGGTCGATGCCCGGATCCAGGGCACGAACTGGTACATCATGGCGTCACCGGCCGGCATCGACACCATCGAGTACGCGCGCCTGGCCGGCACCGACGCCGGCCCGACCCTCGAGGCCCGCGACGGCTTCGAGGTAGACGGGGTGGAGTTCAAGTGCCGCGAGGACTTTGCCGCTGCGGCGATCGAGTGGCGCGGGATGGTTTACAACGCCGGCGCGTAGCACCGATGGCGACACCGGCGGGGTTGCGGAAGCCGAACGAGGACGAGTTCGGCATCGTGCCGCGGTTTGAGGCTGAGAAGTGCCTTGCAGCCCGTTGAAGGGTGGCGGTTGAGCGCGCTACACGGCCCAGCGGGAGGAGCCACCATGCCTCGACGCAGGACCATCGTGACGGCGATTCTAGAGATGGTGCGGGACGAGATGAAGGGCGCGATCCAGTCCTTGTTCGGCGACCGCACGAAGCCCAAGAACGGGCGCCATCGTCACCGTGGTCCTCGCGGACCTGGGCGTCCGCCAGAGTCGCCGAACAAGCCGAAGGCGTCGAGCGACATGCGTTTGCCCCGCCAATCGCAGGACTCACAGAAGACAGCGACAGGCCTCCGCGCCGCTCCCATGACAGCAGTTCTGGTAGTCGCTTGTCTAGCGGCGAGTGTTTGCCTTGCCGCGAATGCCGACAGCGGCCCAGAGCTTGCACTCGGAACGGTCAGAGCACTCGTCCTCGCCGTAGCGGGGGCAAGTATCACGGCATACCTACCTTACCGGCTCAACAAGTACGCGAAGCAGCGTGAACAAGACCATGCGCAGTTCAATGAACTCATCAAACCCCGCATTGCCGCGTTGCACGACCTTCATGGCCGCGTAGTCGCACTGGCTGTCGACTACCTCCACGTGCTCGCTCTATTCGAGAAGCGTCCCAACTCTAAGGACTCCCTTGAGAGCGCGAGCGCGCCCAATCCAGTCGAACTCCGGAAGAACACCGAGGCGAAGCTTCTTGAGGAGAAGCTTCTTGAGGAGGCGCGCCATGCAGTCGGGACGTTTCTCGCTTCGTTGCCAACTAGGGTTGCCGAGGTGATGCGAAATGCCGACGCTGTGCGGTACATAATCGGCGAGCCGCAATATCGTCAATTGCATGAACGCCTCGATCGTTTGGTAGACGACCTTAATTTCGTATGGGACTACTTCTGGTTGAAGAAATGCCCCCAACTATTAAAAATGCAGGGCGACATTAAAAGCGATGACTCGCCGGACAGGTGGCGGGAGTACTGGAATGTGTTTAAGCTGAATTACCGAGCTTTTGCTGCGCTCAGTCGTCGGAGAATCGAGCGCCTGTTGGATGAGCTCCTGTCGGACTTCGAGAGTTTGATCCGCAACAAGGGCGGAGTCGCGGTCAACATCGCGCCAAAGCCAGTCAGAAGCCAGAGGGAAGCAACCGAGAGGATGGCGCAACAGGTTCAGGAGTTGACTAACGACGCGCTCGAGGGCGAAATTGAGGAAGAGGCTCGTCGCCAACAGGCGAAGTAAGACGGATATGGACTCTCGCGTGTGAGCGCACGGCGGGGCGGGGCTCACAGAGTGCGTTATGTTCATTGAGACGATCTGCACGCTGCCCGGCCTGGACGCCATCCGCGCGCGGCGTGCCGTGCTCCGCCGGCTCGGACCCGGTGACGCCCCATGATCCGGCCGGGCGACTACGCGGATCGCAGCCTGTTCGTTGATCGGGACGGCGTCTGGCGCCCGAAGCCCGGCGCGACCGACGGCATCATTGAGCGGGTGCCCGAGCCCTGGCTGGAGCGGTTCTTCCTGCGTTGGTTTCCGCATGTGGCGCTCCGACGGCGGCAAGCACGGGCCGCACTGGCGCGCCTCGAGGCGCGGGGCGATCAGCACCCGAACCGGGTCACGGTGCGCCGGTAGGATCCCAAGTCCCGGCGCTGATCACCGCCGGTGCCCCCGCCGCCGGCATCGGTGCTCCGGGGTGGGCGCTGGTGACCGGGGAAACACTGCAGTCGGGCGCTTCACTATGCGCGCTTCCGTAGCTGGAGCGCGAGATGTGCTAGGACATCTCACCGGTCTCCGGTTCAGCCCGATCTTTCGGAGCTGCGAGCCGCGCGCGGATCGAGCTCGAAGAGACCATCGCATACCTCCGGTGACAAGGAGCTGTGGCGAAATGCCCCCTGTAGCCTTCTGCCCCTTTCTAGGGGCCCGCATCAACGCAAAATATCGCTTGCAGTTAGGGACAAAGGTATCGCATTATTTGTGGAACTGGGCGGCGTGATAGGAGGAGGATGGAACGATTGGCAAGCATTGGTCGGATTCCTGGGTGTGTCGCTGGGGGTAGTACTGCTTGCCGTAGCGATCGCGCGAGCGGCGACGGTCGACGTCTTTCCACGCAGAAGCGGTTAATGTCCACTGAAACCAGTTAAGGGAGGCGACAGATCGTGAAGGGAACCAGTCGAAAGAGGCCTTCGATTTCAGTGCTTGTCGTAGTGATGGTTGCGGTTGCGCCCTTGGCGGTACGTTCGCAGGCTTGGGCAGCTAGCACGCCACCCGCCACCGCGTGCGTCATAGCGAAACTAAAGGCGATCGCGACTGGGACGACCGGGGAACTCAAATGTGACGCCAAAGCCGCAGCTACGGGCGGCGCTCCAAACGCGTCTTGCTTAGCGGCCGTTCGCACTAAATTTGCGGCATCCTTCGCTAAAGCCGAAGCGAATGCCCAAAAGACCGGCGGACAGTGCCCTACCGTCGGCGATGCCGTTCCAGTGGGTTCTGCGATCGACAGTGCGGTAGGCGGTATCCTCTCCCAATTCTACCCTACCCAGCAGCGATCGAAATGTGCGGGCAAGCAGATGAGTCTCGCCTCCAAACTCATTGCTAAACTCCTGGGCGCCTTTGCAACCAATAGCAAGACTCCGAGCGACGGCAAGTTGACGCCAGCGGTCGCATCAACCCGGGCATCCTTCGCGAAGTCCTTCGATCTGGTGACCTCCAAGGGGGGCTGCCTCGAAACCTCATCATCTGGCGCTACCCTCGCCGGCAATGGCCTGATGACGGCTTGGGATCTCTCTTCTCATGTCGGCATGCCGATCCCGATAGTCATGAAGTCCGAGACGCTGCAGCCCAATCCGGATGAAGGGTTGCCTGCGGTGATATTGGACGGTACGATCAATGTGTTGGTTGATGAGGGTATGACGGGTTCGGTGGTGGCCCACTACGGCCCTTCCGGTGAGACGACGATCTCGGCAAACGGCGCATCAATTGTCTTTTCTATTGGTACTCATACGCTAGGTTTGATCTCTGGGGATCCGAATGATGTCGTGGTTGACGGTGCAGTCGAATCCCTTGATAGTGCCGCGGCGGCATTTTTGTCGGATGTGGAATCTGCTGCGGATGCCGCATCGTGGTCGATCGAGGGCCAGGCATTCTTGGCATTGAGCGCGCTGGTTTCGACTGAGACCTGGGCCTACGACACCGAAGTTCAGCGCACGCAGGGAGCAGGGACAATGCTTGCCAGAGTCGGCGGCATGCCGTTGGCCTCGCAGGACTGCGGCTTTACATGTCAGTTTCAGGAGTGGCTGAATAACTGGGAGGACGCGATCAACCGCATCTTCGGTGTCACGACAACCTCGAGGGGCGTTTGTCTGCCGCAAGGAACGCTAAGTAGCCCTGGCTGTGATTATGACACATACTGGGTATGGACCGTATTCGTGACAACGTCTCGCGGAACCGGGACCGCGTCCTTTGCTGGGCCATTCCAAGCTACGTCACCGTGCGGCAACGTAATTCAGATGTACGCAGGCTGGACGATTTCCGTCACGGGGGACGCCTCATTCACATCAGGCGGATTCCAAACGATTCCGAATGGATACTTGGTGTCGATGAACGGTTCGATCACGAACCCTCCTAATAATGACCATTTCTTGAATGGTCGTATTGTCTCGGGGTCATGCAGCTTCGAGACGGTCTTCTGGACAGGAGTTGCAACAGGTACTTTCTAATGAGCGGATCGGATCCGAACCCCTGCACGGAACACCCTTCCGTTCGGCGAGTTCGTCTTCGGTAACGGGATAAGGGCCCGAGGGACTGTAGCCGCGAAAGGGAGGAATGACCCGTTAAGGCCGTGAGCAGGAATGCATCGAGCGCTAGGTCGCATGTTGCAGGAAGGGTGGAACGAGCCGGAGGGCCTGCAGCTGGGCAGCCACCCTTGATCACATGACCCGGGAAACACTGGGACTTGCAGCAGCCAGCGAAGCGTTCAGAACGCCGGAAACGCGAGCGTGAACCGATCCCCGTGTACGAACAAACGCCTCCTTCCTGGTGACGTGGTGCCACCGCCGGGGAGCCCCTCCATTCGTGGATGCGCAAACGTGCAGCAAGCCGGTCGCAGCACGGGGGCCGGCCGCGCATGGCAGGAAAGCAAGCCAGGATGCCGGCGGAGCTGGCAGGGTCGGACAGGAGCCCCGCCGACGGGGAACCCCGGGGCCGGGTCCTTTCCAGCGGGTCGAGGGCACGGGCGCGCCGACCGCGAATAGTTGCTAGCGGGTGGCCGGAGTGAAGGTTGACAAGTTAACACTCGGCGGCAGGCTGCTCGTCACACAGGCCGAATTTGCGCGGCAGCGCGGCATCAGTCGTGAAGCCGTCCGCAAGCGCACCACCGTCGCCGGCGGGCCGATCCCGGTCCACGGGCCGCGCAAGCTGATCGACGTCGGGGAGGCGACGGCGCTCTGGGACGCCACCATGTCGCCGCAGGGCGCTGGGAACGCGGAGGCGCGAGCGGCCACGCGAGACCACACGGGCACTTCGCCGGGCGTGTCGGTCGGCGAACTCGCGCGGGCGCGTGCGGCGGCGGTGATTGTGGACGTCCAGACGAAGCGCCTAGCCCTGGAGCAACGCCGGGGTGCCCTGATTTCGCGCGACCGTGCGGTGTTAAAGGCGTTCGGCTTCGCCCGGATGCTGCGCGATGCCTGGCTGACGTGGCCGGCCCGAGTCGGCCCGCAGCTGGCCGCTGCCTTCGACGTGGACGCCGTCCCGTTGACGGTCGCCCTGGAGGACCATGTTCGGCAGCATCTCGCCGACCTCGCCCGCGAGCGCCCCGAGTTCTGAGGTGAAGCACTGGCTGCTGGTGTGGTGGCGTTCGAGAGCGGCTGCATAGCAAGGACGCTGCTTGGGGTTCATTGTCGGGGGTACCTGCTCAAGAGAGCCTCCACCTGTCTGCGGGGTGCTGTAAGACGGGGGTATGACTTGGCAAGGAGGCGAAGTAGTCGTTTGAGCGACGACAAGAGCAGGTCTCGACCCGACCGGAAAGCAAGGGTCTTCTTATAAAAACAACCATCGAGCGTGTCGCTGTATACCTGAACCACCCCATTGATGATGGCGGCCCGCTTGTACCAGAGACCCATTTCGAAGAACTTCTCGGCGGTCGCGACAACTGCCCTCGCCGTCGCTATTCGCTTTCCAAACTCTGCGTTGAAAGTGCCAAGAGTTCCTAGTTCTTCAACGCACTTGAGCACGTAGGCCTGGCCACTCGCGTCCATCGTGACCTCGTGCGGCCCAATGAAATGAAAGCACATGTCCCACAGGGATTCCGCGATGCTGGTGCCAAGCGTCGCCTTGGAGCCGAAGGCGGCCATCCTGCCCAAATGACCCAGCGCCTCAACCAATCGCCTGTCGACCTGGCGGGTACCCCGCCAGAGGTGCAGCTCCCAGATTATGCCGAGGAGCTCCTGCGCCTGGCGGTCGTCCTTGGCGGCAAGTATCTGGCAAACAAGAAAATCTAGGTGACCAAGAGTCTCGCGGGAGGCGGGAGTCGAGGTTTTGGGAACACGGCGTAGTTGAAAGACCGTGTATTCCCAGCCCCTCTTGTATTTTCGAACCTCAGTGGGACTGTACGATTGCCCAAGCCCGCGAGTGCCCGTCACTCGGCTGTGGCAATCTAGGCAGACCACGGCCAGGTTGTCGGGAACGTTGTTGAGCGGATTGCTGTCGATATGATGCAGTTGAACGTCTTTATGCGGGACCCTGCAGATGCAGCACGTGTGCTGGTTCCGAAATAGCACCTCCGCTCTTAGCTCGCGCGGGATTAGGGGACGACGCGCCTGCGTGGCCATTGGTTTGCGACGGGCTAGTAACCAAGACTGACATCGCCTGCGACCATGCGGAGCAGACCGTGGCTCCCCCGGCTGCGCGCGGCTGGCCTGGTGGTCATCCTGGCCGCTGGCCTGGTGTCGTGCCTCGCCCGGAAGTCAGCAGGTCGAGCGCGTAGTCGGCAAGATCAACGTGGCCCATTCGCTTCGCACCCCACTCCAGCACCTCGTAGAGGTCAGCCTCCAGGTCGAGCGTCAAGCGCACGGTGCGGAGCATGGCGGGAAGCGGCGGCGTGACGACGGGCACGGGCAGCAGACGCGGGGCGTGTGGGCATCGTCGTCGTCCTCCTTTGCACTATCGGTCGAACCGACAGCGCGGGTTGAGGGCATAGCAGCAGCCGGACTATTGTCCCACTGCCTCGGTCGGGAGCTGCCGGGCGCGGGCGTGAGTCGTCCTCCGCTGCACCGGCCCTCCCGACTGGGCAACGCAGAGAGGACGAGGCGCGGCGGCCGGCCCGCCGGTGCCGGCGCCAGGAAGGGCGGCACGGATGGCGAAACGGACGCGGGGGCACCAGGGAGTCCGCTACTACGGCCATCCCGAGGTGGGACGGATGGTCGACGACGTGGTGGCGCAGCTCGCGCAGCGCCACCCGGACATCGCCGCCCTTGCCCGCGACCATTGCGTGTTCCTGACCACGACGAGCTGTGCGGTCCTCGGCGACGCACGCACCGCCACACGCGCATGGCTGATTCCGTTGCCACCGAGCCTCGAGCCTGACCACGGCCTTGGCCTGATCGCTCACGAGCTCGCGCATGCGTACCTCGAGCACGTGTTCACGGACGATCCGGCAGCGTGTGAGCGCCAGGCGCTCGCGGCAGCCGACGCCGTGCGTGCGTGGGGCTTCACCGGCAAGGGCGCCGCGAAGGACGAGCCAATTGGCGAGCAGGCTGCCGCCGACTTCGCCAGGGCCGGAGTGACCGTCGACCCCACCGCGATCCCGAGCGGCGACTACTGCGACCGCACGCTCCCGGCGCGGCGCGCGCGCCTCCGATCCTGGGCTGAGAACTTCAACGACCAAGTCATGCCGGCACGGGAGGAGCGTCGCGCGTTGCTCGTGGCCGCAGGCGATCCGAAGGCGTCGAGGTCGAACCGTCGCCGTGCAGCGGAAGCGTTCCTCGAGAATGCGATGCGGGCGGGGTGGCTCGGCAAGCGGCCGCCGACGCGAACAAACCGAGACCGGTGGCCGCGGGCAGTGGAGAAGGCGCGCCAGCTCGCACGCGAGTTCGTGACGTCACGTCCGATCTGGATGCGTGGGGAGTGCCTGAAGGACAGCGCAGGAGCCCAGGTCGTCATGCCGCCTGCCGACCTCTCAGTGGGGCTCGGCGACACCTGGGCGCGGTGGCGCTGGGAGCAACTTCGGACGACGAAAACGCGCCAGCCGAAGGGCACGGGGCGACTGCGGCTCGTGTCCCGCGCGCGCCGCGCGCGCGACCGGAACCACCTAGCGTCCTAGCGCGAGACGCGACACGTCGGGGGTAGCCGGCGACACGTCGGGGGGTTCCTCGTAAGCCCCCGGACTGGCGGCGGAATTTCCGGGCACCTGGGCGACACGTCGGGCGTAGCGGGCGACACGTCGGGATTTGAGTCGCCCCACCGCGAAGCGGGATAGGCGACCCCACTCATGGCGGTTTTCGTCACGATCAGCGAGGGCACTGACTCGGCCGAGGCGCGCGCGTTATTGGTCGTCGATGATCCGAAGGTAGCGCGCGACGTTGCCACCATCATCGCGCGGCGCCTCGGCGTCTCTGTGGGCGTTCCAGCCACCCGGAGCGCACCGCGCCCGCTCCGGCCCGTTCGCCGCCCCGGCGAGCCCGAGGGTGGTCCGCCATGACGGGCCGCATGAGGAAGACGGCGGCGCCGGGAAGCGCCCTCCCGGCTGCCGCCTTCCGAAGGGATGTCGACGACCGACCACCGAGAGACCGGAGGCGACGTGCGTAGCTTTTCAGAGGTTACGAAGCCGCACAACAGGGCCGGCGGGTGGGAGGCACCATGACCACCGGCCCGGTACGTCGTGTTCTCGGCGTCGACGCGGCCATCCGCACATTGGTCGATGACCTCGTCCAGGTCCCGCGTGGCGAGACGATTGTTGCGGCGGTGCTTTGCGTCCTGACCGTGAGCGGGACCGGCGCCTCGAGACGGTTTCGATGGCGGCTCCAAGCCGTGCAACACGCCGGCCTGGCGACGACGCGAGCCGCGCTCTTCGCCGATGTTTCAAACGCCGCACACCGCCTCGCCGCCGATGAGGCGCAAGCATGAACCGCCCCCCAGAAGGCCGCGTCGCGCGCCGGCGCGCCGAGCGCAGGGCGCCGAACACTTCCACATGGCTCGGGATCGCCGGCGCCCGCGGGCCCCCGGTCACGCCAGGACACGACGGTCCCGATCCTCAACCCCCAAAAGGAGATCCCGCAATGAAACTCTCTACGATGTTCTCGTCCCCGTACCTAAAACCACAGGACATCCCGCACGGGCGCTTGCCCGGCGCGATCGCCGAGTTCGCCGAGGAGGAGATGAACGTGCCCCGGCAACGCAAGCTGGTCATGTACTTCCGGGGCATCGAGAAAGGGCTGGTCCTGAACAAGACCAACGCGACCACGTTGCAGAAAGCCTTCGGTGACGACACGGATGCCATGATCGGCCGCGTGATCGAGCTCGTGGTCAAGCCCGACTCGTTCAAGGGCGAGGATATCCTCACCATCCGGATCGAAGTGCCAACCGACCAGCCGCCACCGCCGCCAAGCGATGTCGCTGCAAAGCGCCCCATCATCGACGACGACATTCCGTTCTAGGCGTGCGGAGAGTGATCCGGGCCGGCACGGACGCCGGCCCGGATCCATGGAAGCACCTATGGTGCCTGTACGAGTTGATCGAGACCAGATCACACGCACCGTCGCGTTGCTCCGTGCGGTGGACGGCATCATCGAACTCCGGATCCCGAATCCACCCTACGGGACCGACAGCGGCTACTTCGATGATGCCGCCGCTCTCGTGACCACTGCCGTCAAGGCCAACGGCTACGCACCTGGACTCTACGTGACGCTCAACCCCGTCAACGGGGCGCTCCTGAACCGGGCTGCCAACCGACTGCAACGGCGCGCCAGGGCGACGACGGCAGATACCGACGTCCTCCGTCGGTGCTGGATACTGGTCGACTGCGACCCGACACGACCCACCGGCATCTCGTCGACGGACGCGGAACACGCGGCGGCACTCACCGTCGCGCGCTCGGCGCGCGCCTGGCTCATCGAACAGATCGGGGTTCCGGCTGACGCTCTCGTGTTCGCCGATAGCGGTAACGGTGCTCATCTCCTCGTCCACGTCGATCTCCCGAACGACGACGCTGCCCGCCAGCTTGTCGAGCGCTGCCTGCAGGCGACGGCGCTCTACTGCAATACGGCAGACGTTCAGGTCGATGTGAAGGTCGGCAATGCGGCCCGCATCTCGAAGCTGTATGGCACGCTCGCCGCCAAGGGCGACGCGACGGCCGACCGCCCGCATCGGATCGCCTGCCTGCTCGAGGTCCCCGCCGCGCTTGTCGTCACACCAGTCGCCGTCCTCGAGCGCTGGGCGGCGACGCTGCCCACACCAGACCCAGGAGAGCCGCCGCGCCGTCGGGGTCGACACGGTGACTTCGAGGTCCGCACCTGGCTCGCCGCCTATGGCCTCACGATTACGCGAGAGAAGGACTGGGTCCGTGGCGCCACGCTACTGGAGCTCGACCAGTGCCCATTCAACCCCGACCACGTGCGCAGCGCCCGCATCATCGTCGAGGTGAGTGGGCTGCTCTCCTTCGGCTGCTTCCACCAGAGCTGCGCGGGCAAGCTGTGGGCGGACGTCCGCGAACAGCTTGAACCGGCATGGCGCCGTGATCGGCAGACCAGCCGGCGCCCGATACCGCCCAGCAACACCGGCATGCGTCAGGTCGATGCCGACGACGTCCGGCTGACCGACGTGGGCAACGCCCAGCGATTCGTCACCGCCTACGGCGAGGAGCTGCGCTACTGCGCGCCCTGGAAGAAGTGGCTCGTTTGGGACGGGCGACGCTGGGCGCGCGATGAGCGCCACCAGGTCCGCGAGTACGCAAAGGCGGTCACCCGCGCCATGTTGCACGAGGCAGCTGACCTCCCGGCGGGTGCCGTGCAGCAGGCGCTCGCTGAGCATGCCCTGCGCTCACAAAAAGTTGAGCGGCTGCGCGGCATGATCGAGCTGGCGCAGAGCGATCCCGTCGTCGCGTGCGTTCCGGCGGACTTCGACGCCGATCCGTGGCTGTTGACGGTCGCCAATGGCACGCTCGACCTCCGCACCGCGCAGCTCCGCGCGCATCGGCGCAGCGATCTCATCACGAAGCTCGCACCGGTCACGTATGATCCCACAGCGACCTCCGTGGTCTGGAGCCGTTTCCTCGCGGACGCGATGCAGCACAACACCGAGCTCATCGCGTTCCTCCAGCGCTGTGTCGGCTATAGCCTCACCGGGACCACCGGCGAGGAGGTGCTCTTCTTTCTCCTCGGACCGGAAGCGAGCGGGAAATCCACCTTCGCCGAAGCGATCAAGGCGACCTTCGGCGACTACGCCCGCACCGCTGACTTCGAGACGTTCCTGCAGAAGAAGGGCGACCGCGGCATCCCGAACGATATTGCCGCGCTCGCCGGGGCCCGGCTGGTCGTCTCGATTGAAATGGCGGATGGCAAGCATCTCGCCGAAGGCCTCGTCAAGCATCTGACCGGGGGCGACACCGTCTCAGCACGCTTTCTCTTCGGCGAGTTCTTCGACTTCATCCCGCAGTTCAAGCTCTGGCTCGCCGCAAACGACGCCCCCCGCGTGCGTCACAACGACCGGGCGATCTGGCGCCGGATCCTCCGCATCCCGTTTGAGCACACCGTGCCGGCGACCGAGCGCGACCCGGCCGTGAAGACAACGCTCAAGGACCCCGCGCGGGGCGGACCGGCCATCCTGGCGTGGGCGGTCGAGGGTTGCCTCGCGTGGCAACGGGAGCGACTGCGAATCCCAGACGCGGTCCGGGCGGCAACGGCGAGCTACCGCGAGGAGCAGGATCCGCTGCGCGACTTCTTCGCCGACTGTTGCGTGTTCGAACGCGACGCGTGGACGCCGAGCAAGGCCCTCTATGACGCCTATCGCGTCTGGGCAGAGCGCAATGGCTTCCGGGAGCCGCTCGGCCCTCCGAAGTTCGGCACGCAGCTCGCCGACCACGGGTGCGTGCAGGAGAAGCGCAAGCAGTCCCGTGGCTGGATCGGGATCCGCCTCCAGACCGAGGAGGATGGGGCATCGGATGACAGAGGCACGGCGAGTCGCGGGACACACCAGGACGCGTCCCGCCAGGGAAGTTTCGCTACGAGCACGCGCGAGGAAACTTATCCGGCGGGACGCGTCCCGTTGCGTCCCGCCGAGGGGCGCGAGCGCGAGCCGGGTGAGGACGACGCGGACGAGGAGGAGATCGTCGACCTGAAGGGAGGGTCCTGATGCGCGCGACCGAGCTTCTCGCTGCGCTCCGAGGTCGGGGCTTCACCTTCCGGGTCGACCAGCCCGTCGACGGGCAGCCCATGAGGCTCCTCGTTCGCCCCGCTGCCGGCCTGACGGCCGAAGAGCGCCATGAGCTCCGCGCCAACAAGCCCGCCCTGGTCGCCCTGCTGGAGGCCGAAGCCGCCGCCCCGGCGGTCCCGCAGCGGCTCTGGGAGCCGGATGTAATGACGGCGCTCGAAGTGTTCCCCGGCGCGCAAGTCGTCGCCCACAACGTGCGGGCAGTCTGGCCGCCACCCGACGGCTGGATCCTGTCGCCGGCCCGGCGAGTCGATTCCTACAGCACGGCGCCGCCGACAGTGGCGTGTCCAACCTGCAGCGGTTCCGACTGGCACCGCGCGGGCGACGGCTGGACGTGCGGCGTCTGTCACCCGTCACCACATTGTTCCCCACATCAGGAGGCGCACCAGCACGAGCCAGGCATTCTGCGCGACACGGTGCGGTGCCCGTCCTGCGCCGGGCCGGAGGGTCCGCGCGCGTGAGCCGCCCCAGGCCCCTGCGAGCCTTCTGGGCACCCGAAATGGTATGGTCGGGGTATGCGCTGCCCCCGCATCGGGCGCCCGCCGACCTATACGCGGCGGGTCCGCGTGCCACTCTACTTCGAAGCCGTCGAGGTGCCGCTCCTGCGGGCGGCTGCGGCTGCGACCGGCGAGCCGATGGCGACCTGGGCGCGTCGGCTGCTCGTGGAGGCGGCGACGCGTGAAGCCCGCCCGGCACCCACTGCGCCCGTCCCGCGACGCCGACGCCGAGCTGTCCGTCGTGCTCGTGCCACCGGCCACGCCCGAGGAGGTTGACGACGCATGGCGACGACTCGTCGAGGCGCTGGACTGGCTGGCGACGCTGGGCGCGATGGACTCATGACGCCGGCGACGCCGTTGCGCTGCGCGATCTATGCGCGGGTCTCGACCGACGACCAGGCCGAACGCTACGGCTTGTCGTCGCAGTTGACCGAGCTGCGCGCGCTCGCTGCCAGGCGGGGCTACACGATCATTGGCGAGTACATCGACGACGGCATCAGCGGGGCCGTGCTGGAGCGACCGAAGCTGGCCGAACTCCGTGCCCTGGTGCGCAACCGTGGCGTCGAGGTGGTGCTCGCCCACACGACCGACCGCATCAGCCGCGAGCTCGTCCATCTGCTGCTCGTCACCGACGAAGTGCGCCGGTCGGGTGCCCGTCTCGAGTACGTGACCCACACCCCAGACGACACCGCCGAAGGACAGTTCCGCGAGCAGGTCCTCGGTGCTGTTGCACAACTGGAGCGCGCAAAGATCCGCGAGCGCACGAACCGGGGCCGGCGTGAGAAGGCGCGTCGGGGGCTCGTCCCGAGCGGCCCGGTTCCGCTCGGCTATCGGAGGGACCCGCGTGGACCCGGCGGGTACGTGATCGACGAGACCGGGGCCGAGTGGGTCCGGCGCATGTTCACCTGGCTGCTCGACGGCGCGTCGCTCCGCGAGATCGGGCGGCGGCTCGACGCGCAGGGGCTCCGGCCGCCCCGGGGCCGCTACTGGGCACCCGCGACCGTGCGCCGCATGCTCATGTGCGAGACGTACGTCGGCCAGGCCTACTACGACCGCCGGGCCGGCCACTCCGGCGGGTCCCCGCTGCGCGACCGGTCCGAGTGGATCACCATCGCCGTGCCGCCGATCATCTCGCAGGCGACGTGGGATCGAGCCCAGGTGCAGCTCCACCGCAACGTCGCGCTGCGCGGCGGCCGCCCGCCGACGCGCGTCTACCTGCTCGGCGGGCTACTGGTCTGCGGTGCCTGCGGCCGTCGGATGTACGCCGACTCCGAGCATGGCGTCCGCCTGGTCTACCGCTGTGCGGGCCGCACGGATCGTGACCGGAGCGCCCGGTGCCGCGCCCAGCTGCTGGCCGCCCGGGTCCATGAACCCGTCTGGCGCGCGCTGGTGGCCGTGCTGCGCGACCCGGACCTCCTGACCTCGACGGCGAAGGCGAGCCGGCTCGGGATCGATGCCGCGCGCGTCGATGCTAGCACGCAGGCCGCTGAGCTGTCCCGCACGCTGGCGCAGCTGAGTGCCAAACGCGAGCGGCTTCTCGGGCTCTTTCTCGACGGCCGTCTCGCGCGCGAGCAGTTCGACGCCCACGAGCTGCCACTTGCTGCCGAACAAGCCCGGCTGGAACGGGAACTCGCGGGTGTCCAGGCGCAGCTCCGCACCCGTAACGCCGAAGCCGACGTGCACGCGGCGGTCGTCCGCTACTGCCGGCTGATCGCTGCAGGCCTCGACCGGCTCGACCCCCGGGGCCGCCAGGCGCTCGTGCGGCGGCTGGTGACTCGCATCGTCGTGCACCCTAACGGTCTCGAAGTCGAAGGCGCGCTGCCCCTGGGCACACTGCGACCGGACCCTGAGCCCGCACCGACCGGCGGCGACGGTGGTGGAGTAGTGTTGCCAGTCAGCTGGCGTTCGCCCTGTTCATGGAGACCCAGGTGCACGAGTTGCGGCGCGACTGGCGGGCGCAGCGGGAGCGCGCCACGGAGGTGATCGCGGTCGCCGA